CATAGCTGCATAAAATACTGCAAATCCAACGAATCAAATATCTTTTTAAAAATGATATTTTCACCAAGGGGAAAGTCTGCCCTTTTTTAGAAGAAAAATATTTTTTATTTATCTATTGACATTTATTAGCTGGACTTATTTCACCTGTGGATACATTTCATCAATGATTTTTCCGAACGGGTCTGCTTCGTCATCTGCACCGCCCTTGTTTGATACAGGTTTTACATCATTAACGCCGGACTCCTCTAAATCTGTTTTACGGTCATTTAAAAATTTATTCCCCGCTTTTTTCTGTGCTGCCACAATCTGCATAGCAAACGCCTCCGCACTTACAGGCGTTTCATACTTTGCCTTGTTCGCCAAATCCTCATAACCCGGCAAAGTAATTTCGTCAATCGCCTTTATCCTCGCCCTTTCTGCGTCTACTGCTGCCGTGCTGTCTGTTTCCCCCGTCTTTACCGTTGCCATAATTTCATCTTTGTAAGCATCAGCAACTTCTGAGTGCTTAGTCTTAAACTCTTCCAATGTCATTGTTTCGTCCTCCTTATCATTTTTTACATTGGTTTTATTATTATGGCTATTGGCATAGCCTAATAATCCTTTTGGCACTGTATGGAATGTTTTTAAATTGATTGGTACAGAATTTACAATAATCTTTTCTGCGTCCTCAACTTCCGTTTCAACCTCTGTAAACATTACTGCAGTACAAAATCCTGCTTCCACGGCTTCCTCCCCTGTGTACCATGTTTCATCTGTCATAAGGCTTTTTATTTCGTCCTCTGACTTGTCCGTTACGGTCATGTAGCAATTAACAATGGATTGTTTAATTGTTTCCAGTTCGTCCGCAATCTTCTTTAATTCGTCTGCCTTGTAATAGCCCAAAATCCCGGCTGCCGGGTCATGTATCATAAAGATACCACCTACCGATATTTCTATAGAATCTCCCGCCATTGCTATAATCGTGGCAGCACTCGCACACCAACCGTCTATTTTTACCGCTATATTTGCCTTGTGTTCTTTCAGCCGTGTATATATCGCTACCGCTGCGAACACATCTCCCCCGCCCGAATTGATATGCACGGTTATTTGTTCAACCTCGCCCATTGCTTTAAGGTCTTTGTTAAATTCTTTCGGAGTTATATCGTCCTCATACCATGAATACTCCGATATTTCCCCATACAGCAAAAGTTCTGCCGTGTTACCCTCTTCATTCGCTACAAAATTCCAAAACCTGTTTACCTCATTTTTATTTCTCGGTTTCTTCCTCTTCTGTGGTGTCCTGTCTGTCTGTGTCTTTATCGGGGTCTGTATCTGACTCCTTATCTCCAGTATCCCCGGCATTAAATTCTTTCTTTGCACTTCCTGTTACCTCCTTTAGCAGCTCCTCTTCTCTCTTCCGCTGTTTCACATTCTTGTAAAAATCCGTGCCTGTAAGTTCCGTTGCTTCTTTTTCCCTTGTAGAGTACCCGCCCTGTACCCTTAATTCTGCTGCTTCAACCTCTTTTACCGGGTCAAGCTGTCCGGCGCTCGGTCCATTCCATTCAGCGGAACAGTATGCGTCTTTAATAATCAAGTCATTAAAAAAACCGGGTGCATGTATCCTGCCTTTCGCCACTGCTTCACACAACCACTCCTCATAAATCGGTTGACAAAAATCAGCTATAAACCATTCCCGGTACATCTTTATGACCTTGAAAAATTCCAAAATAGCGGCTCTTGACGCTGAATAATTATTAGTAAACGCCATGATAAGTATTTCATATGGTATTTCTAATGCTGCCCCTATCTGTTTTATAACCGCCATTACAAAAGTGTCAAAATTGGAGTTAGGTCTGCCGGGGGTTGTCATGTTTGCCGTTTCCCCCTCGCCCAAGTCAATAACCGCCCCTGGTGCAAGTTCTATACTGTTTTCGTCCTCTGCGTCAACCTGCATTTCTTCCGGCACAACTTCCCCAAAAGCCGAATCATCACTTGTGCTTTTCTTTTCAATAAATACCGTAATCAGTCCGCTTACAACTGCTGCCACAACTTCCGCTTCTGTGTACCGCCCTAACTGCTTTATCGTTTCAATTACAGGGGATAAAAAAGGAACGCCCCGCACTTGCCCGATCCTTTCGCGATTCATGACATGTATCACATTGCGTCTGCCTGTCTTATCTCCAAATACTTTTACTCTGACCCACTCTCTAGGATTTCTGTCCGCAAAGGAAAGCGGGTGGAATTTTGAAATGTGGTATGCCACCACTTCCCCGGCTTCGCTTTTTTCTACGCCCTCACAAAATAAAGGATTTATTGTTTCTTTATCCGGGGTGCTTACCCTGTCAGCTTCGATAAGTTCAACCCTCAAATCGTATATGCTACCAGTCCTCTTCGTGGTTTTCATCAGTGCGAACGAATCGCCACTAAGCAAGGCATTGAGCAAAGCCAACTGCTGCAACTGATAAAAATTATCCAACCGCTCCAAGTCGCAATTTGTAGAGTTTGCCCAATGTGCAAATTCTCTTTCTATGGATTCCTCTAATTTTCTTGCTTCATCTGCCGTAATCCCTAGTGTTTCCTCGTTTATCGTGCTTTTTAGGTGTAAGCCTGTGCCCACCGCATTTGTCCTAAGCCTTTTTACCGCGCCTGTAGCAATGTTTGACCCGCCATAATACAAATCTCTTGACCTTTGGCGCAATGGATCTATATTGTCCTCTATATCTTCCCTGTGGCTACCGCCCCCATGCGTCCAGCCTATAGCCGATTTCTTAACCGAATTTGCCCCATAGTTGCCGTATCCGCTGTTTATCATACTTAGCCGTTTCCTTGCAACTTCCCTTTTTAGTGCCTTTTCCGGGGAAACTACACTTATTATCCTGTCTATTGGATTCAAACCACCTCAATCTCCTTTCTAACCGCACAAAAATAGCACCTCGGAAATACGTTCATATTTCTTTGGTGCTTTCGCTCATTATACATTATAGCACGGATAAGGAGGAAATGGTGGGCAAAAATGATTATTTTTCTATTTTTTCACATAAATTTAAAAGAGCTACTTGCAACACAAGCAGCTCTCATGTATAATCTACTTAGAAGCAATCGGAATCAAGTCTCCGATTGCCCTCAGTAATAAGATGTATTTAAAGAAATAGCATCTACTTTAGGCGGTGGGATGCTATTTCTTTTTATGATTATCTAGGTAAGATAGAGCCGCAAAGATAACAAGCACTAATGTAAGAACTTCTATTACACTCATTGGCATCACCCTCTTTCGTAAGACTAGAGGGCATCTCGGAAACCGCATCCTGCTTTCTTTTCAATTATACACTCATATTGTAACATATTAAATATCAATATTCAAATAAACTTTTTACAGATCTCTACTAACAACCCTGTAAATTCTGTTTCTAATTTTGTAACCATTTCTACAATTTCTTCTTTAATCTGTGCCATCATCTCTTCCTCCTTTTGACTGGTGTTTCTAGTGCTTTTTCGATAGACCAACCTTTGCTTAATCTGTATTTTAATGTAGCATAATTAATCCTTGTTATTTCTGCCCATTCTTTCATTGTCCTTTTCTTTCCTTGATATTCAATTATTCTGTTTGACCTTCTGTTATTTGCTTGTACTTTTTTTATTGTCCATCTGCAATTTTGGGGATAATATCCTTTTTCATTGTCTATTCTGTCTATTTCTAACCCTTTCCTATATCCATTTTGTAAAGCCCATTTTTCAAACGATTCAAAATTTTCTCTCCATTCTTCGCATATTCCAATCCCTCTTCCTCCATAATCTTTATACTGTTTATAGGTTTTGCAACATATCCTTTCTTTCATTCCATGCCAAATGCCATATAGATGGCTTTTACTTTTCCCATGTGTTTCTTTTCCTTTATTTGCTATTGCTATCATTTCCTTTCGTAAACAACCACAGCTTTTTGTCATTTCATTTCGTAAAAGTGATGAACTTTTTATTGTTTCTTTTCCACAATCACATTTACAGTTCCATAACGCTTTCCCATTTTTATCTTTTCCTACATATGATACAACTACTAATTTTCCGAATCTCTCCCCCGCTAATTCTATTCTATTAGACATTTTGTACCACCTCCCTATCTGTTAACTTCTGATATACACCATTTGTACTAAATCGTGTACCCTCTGTAATAGTTTTTCGCTATTGATATTCTCAATCATAGCAATAATTGACTTTTTTATTTTTTCATTGTCTGCATTTGCTTTTTTCATATCATTTCTCCTTTCATAAATCGGTTGCACCAATTCCAAAAGTAAGATATAATAATTAAATCAATACTTTGGTATTGGTTTTTGGAAACACTCGCACTATACTTTCCACGGTACTGCGAGTGTTTTTATTTGTGTTTAACCTCTTCATAAACTTTTCTTATTCCAAGGTTTATTACTTCCGTCTTATTTAATCCTGTTTTTTCACAACAATAATTCAGCATTTTTACTTCATCATCTGTCATTCTTATTCTTGTATCGTTTTTTTGAGATTCTTTCGTAAGACCAGAGGGCATCTCGGAAACCGCATCCTGCTTTCTTTTCAATTCATGTCATAACACCGCCCTTCTTTATTCTCCTGTCCGTTTTCCTGTGCCGGTAATGATACTCAAAACAATAAAGATTATGCTCCATGCAAAATTTAAGCATTTTTGTATAATCACTTTCGCTTGATAATGCATTTGTAATCCAGATGTTTTTCTGCATAAAAATAACTCCTTTCTAAAAATGTTCTTGAAAGAAGCCAGCATTTTTGATATGATAAGTATATCAAGTTGCTTTAGCTTCTTGGTGACACATAACAGTTGCAAACTTTGGTTGGGGCGCAACTGTTATTTTTTTAGTACTCTTTGATATTCACTTTCAATACCGTTTCTGACTACTTCAGATTTCGTTACATCTAATTCTTTTGATACAAAATCCAACTTATTCACTGTTTCTTCATCAATGCGAACTCTAAGCATTGTATCTTTGCTGTTACTGGATTTTGGCCTTCCTGTCCTTGGAGACACTTCCTTTCCTCCTTTCTTTTTGTCGCTACAATAAGCATAATACTGTTGCTACAATAAGTCAATACCCAATTTCAAATTTTCTCAATCTTTTGGAAAAATGTAGAATAACGCCGAAATGTGTGATATACTGATTTCGTTGTCCAACCGACACCCGGCAACGGGAGGAGGTGATTTCATGCAAATACTCATAACTTTTTTAGTCGCTGTCGCGGCTGGTGTAGCCTGCCACTACATCATCAAATGGTTAGACAGTCGGCATAATAAGGACAACAAATAACCTAGTGGGTGCTTTGCCACTATAAAAGAAAAGAAGAATCCCCCAACTGTACTCCACTACGGTTGGGGGATTCGTTCTTTGATTTCATGCAATACTCATATCTTCTTTTGCCTACTGGCATTATAGCATATGCATTTATAATTTGCAATATGTATTGTAGCTGGAAATGGTGCTTCATAATTTTTATTATACCATGATTTTGGTCATTCAAATAAACTTTTTACAGATCTCTACTAACAACCCTGTAAATTCTATTCCTGCCCTTTCTTTTGGCTATATTCTCTAATTCCTGCACCTTATTTTCCCAATACTCTATCTGCTTGCGTATTTCGCCCAAATTCGCCCTTGTAAACGACTTGCCGCCAATCGTATAGGCTTGATTGATTGCAACCTCACTTTCGGCTTCCAACCACATTTCTAAATGTTTTTTTGCCGTTTCTAATGTTATTGCTGCCATTATGTTATACCTCCGCTTCTATTTCCTCTGCGTCTTTTCGCTTTTCTTAGGGGTGCCCCAGTTCCCGCTTCTTTCTTCGGCGGTTCTTTGAGGGTCAAGCCTGTTATTTCTATTGCTGCCTGTGCATAGTTTCTACAGTCTAACGGCTCATTCCTCTTTGTTTCGCCTGTTAGTTCCCATACAAAGTACGGTCTGCCTTTTTTGTATTTCAATACCTGCTTTTCCGCTGTCAGTCCTTTGAAATAATCTTCGTCATATCCTCTGATGTATTCGTTTTCATCTTTCGGGAAATGACAGTATCCGGGTCCCTCTTCTTCTATCAGCAACCGTTGTAGCAACAATGATTTACCCGTATCTACCCCTAATGTGAACAAATACACTTGTTCTCTGTTGTTTTTCGTTGGTTTTGATATATAAGGTCTTGCTGTACCCTCGTTACCACCCTTAATCGCATATACGCCCCTTGCTGTCCGTGCTTTACAGAATTTATATACCTTGTTTGCGAAATGCCCGCCGGAGTCCATACAGGCACAAATGATTCTCATTTCTGTGCCATCAGCTTTCTTAAATTTCTGTAGCAGAAGTTCGTCCAACCTATTCCATACTTCCGGCTGTTTTAAATCCCCGTATATTTTTTTATGATATATGCCATATGATTCAAAACCTACGCCCCAACCAACTATTTCTATTTCTAGCCATGTATCCTGTGTGTCAATCCCTGCAGTAATCGCTATTACTTCGTCTGGCACTTCACAATGGTATTTCTCGCGGCGTTTTAATAAATTATCTTTGTTTGCACTCTCCCCCTCCTCTTCCCAGGTCTGCCCCAACTCGGTATTTACCCATGATTTCATCAACTCTATATTTCCTTTTTTAACCGCTTCGTCAGCTTCGATAAACCCCTTTACGATTTTATCCCAACCGAAAAAGGTTGACGCTAAAGAGTTGAAATGAAAACCCCTTACCTTTCTTTTTGGATACTTCGCTATATATCTGCCCTCGTTAAAATGGTCTTTCCATTCTACCTCCGAATGGATAACCCCACACTTTGCACATACATAAGTAATGCTTTCTACTTCCCCGTCTGCATCCACTTTGTAATCAAGGTTGCCCCATTCCAACGGCTGAAGCTCTCCGCAACTGGGACATGGTACGTTCCATTCTTCCATTGTTGAATGTTCGTACTCCATTTCTATACGGCTTGCCCCTTTTATTGTCGGTGTACTTGTGTCTACTTCCTTACGATTCCAGTATGTAGTTAAACGCTTTCCGGCTAAAATTAACGGATCCCCATCTGCCCCCGCCGTTGGCGGGTATGCGTCTATTTCATCTGCCAACAATACACGGATTGGACGGCTTCTAAGTTCTGTCGGGGAGTTCGCCCCTGTCATTGTGATACGACCGCCCGGAAAAGACTTTTTAAAAATCGTGTTTCCGCTTGTCCGGCTCTTCTCGTTAATTTTGTCTTTTAATGCCGGGGTATCCCTTACCATTGGCATTAGCCTATCTTTGCTTAGAGTTTCCGCAAGGCTTAAAGTTGGCTGCATACATAATATTGTACAGGGGTCATAGTGCATATAATAACCGATTGTATTTAATAGAAAAGCGTCTGTTTTCCCCATTTGTGCAGCAGACATTACTACAACCTTTTCAATGGATATATCGGTTATCGCGTCCATTATTTCCCGCTGCCACGGTGCTTTATCCGTGTGCCAATGCCCTCCCTTGCTCCCCGATTCAGAGGAAAGACGACGGTATTTGTCTGCCCATTGTGATAATGTTAGATCTGGGGGCGGTTCTAATACCTTGAATATCTCTTTGAAAAGGTTAATCGTTTCTCTCTTCATCTTCCTGTATTTCCTCCTTAAAAATTTCCTCAAAATTAGATAACTCTGCCAACGCTTCTTTTATCTTTGTATTGAGGTATAAAAAAATCTTTGCCTTATCCGTCATGGTTGCTAGTTTGTCTGCTTCCTCTGCCGGAATTGCGCTTAGACGGCTCTTAAAATTTATCAGCGTGGCAGACATTATTTTTTTTACATCCTCTGTCTTGTGCAATTCCCCACGCTTCAATGCCAAATCCAACTCCTCATTAAGACGCTTTGCCTTTGTCAGCTTTGCCCTCTCTTCGTTTAGGTCTACCGCCTCCTCCGTTTCCGGGTTTCGGTCCCTCAAATATCTTATATAGGCGTGGTTGGCTTCTGTCAGCAAATACAATTTTGTTTCGCCTACGGTCTGCAACACCCCCTTGCTTGTCAGTCGTTCAACATTCTTAGGGGTCATATCAAGAAATTTTGCAACCGCATTTTTATCATATAGTTCCAAAAATCCTACCCCCTTAAAAAATTTCCGGCATTTGGGAAGTCGATTTTTCCCCCAGAGGCTAGGCAAGTTTTGGGGTCACGGCGCCCGCAAGCCGTTCAGACGGCTTACAGTACCTTTGACCGCTTGCCCTCATGCCGTGGTGTTCGTCCTCTCTTTGTCACTCTTCCAAGTCCTCATGCTCTTCATTGTCCTTGTATGTATCGTCTATCTCGCCTGTGTCTAGGTCTACGTTGTACACGCCGCTTGCCTTTTGCTTCATCAGTGTGTAGCGTCTTTCTTCTAGGCTTATTCTTTTTTGCTCTAACTCATATGACTTGATAGAATCCAGTAGCTTTATTATGCGTCCGTGTATCTTGTTCAGTTCTGCTTCCAGCTTCATTGCCCTTTCAAATGCTGATGATTTAATGGTTGTTTCCATAGCCACATCTAACGGCGTTTCACTGCTGCCCTCTGTATTTTCCCCTGTGTATGTGCCGTAATGGTCACTATCCTTTGCCTTTTTCGGTGTACGCATTTCAACTACACGATCAGTAAATAACTCCCCTGTGTCGTTGCTGTTAAGTTCTGCTATCCGTTTCTTTAGATCATTTTCCTTTGCTATAAGCGTCTGCAATTCCCTTAGCATATTTTCCGTTGTATCAAGCGTAACCGATTCTATCAACTTCTTTTCCTCTTCTGTCAGTTCGTCAAAATATACTGTGGAATATGCCCCGTGTGTCTGTGTGTTCTTATTGCGTAGGGGGGCGCCGTGTCCTTTTGCGTTTTGATTACCTTTCTGCGCCCCCTGTTTTTTGGGCTTGTTTTCAAGTGCTTCTTTCCACTTGTCCACACATTTCCATTTTGCTATTTTTGCCGAATCAACTCCCAATGCCTCCGCTAGTTCGGGGTTTTTTGCCAATCCGTCGGAATCTAAAAATATCTGTTTTGCCTTTTCCCTCTTTTCGTCCTTTTTCCGTGGCATGGTATCCCTCCTTTGTTTGTTTTTCCATTTCCCGAAGTTCCATTACCCCGGAATTACCGCATTTTTGCAGAATTTCAAATTATACAAATGCACCATTTCGACGCATTGCAAAAGGGCAGCAGGATTTTATCAATAATCCTGCTGTCCTTTTATTCTTTTTCATACTACTATTATATCACAAAAAGGAGGCAGAAGTGGGCAATCTTTACTGTAAATTCTCTTTAATAATTTTGCTTCGTGATACAATCCTATTCCTTGTTAATTTTTCGCCCAAGACTTTTAAGGCTTCACACCTTATATTTTTGGCGTGGCGCACACTGTAGCCTATTTCTTCCCCTATCTGGTTCCATTTCTTCCCCTGTATGTATAATCCGCATATGATTACTTTGTGAAGTGCTGATAATGAGGAAATTTCCTTGAAAATCTGTGTCCTAAGTTTCTTTAATTCCTCAATTCGGCTTTTTAAGGTTTCTACACGTTCCCTTATGTCCGTTTCTGCTAATTTCATAGCAAGCAAAGCCGTACTATCACCTGATTTATTGCCGTGTGGCATACCGTCATATTGAGCCGCCCCTAACGGATTATATCCAGCTTCGTACTGCTCTAGCCACTCACTCGCCACTTTAATATCCAAGTCAATCCACTTGTAAAACTTTAATATTGCTTCCACTTCTGAATTTTTCATAGTATGTAATCCTCCTGTTATTGCGGTCTGTATTTTCCCACCATTTGATCTACCCACCTACTAATAAAACACCCTCCTTATACTCAAACTGACCCATAACGCACCGCCTAACCCTGTAAATACTGTTGGTACTCTTTTGTTTTGTCCATAACCCATACAGATAAGGCATTTGTTAATCTGTTTTCCCATTCTGCCGGACACAACGGTTTTCCTTTGTTGGCTTCCAGTTCGAACGCTATAATCGCCCTAACCTCTTTTCTGATAAGCGTATACTGTGCCATTCCGTATTTTTCCTGTATCCACTCTGTAAATTCTAACCCTTTTTCCTGTGGTTCGGTTTCTGCTTCCCGTGGCGCATCCACCTCCCCGACTGCTTCCTCTTCGGTTTCTTCTCCTGTTTCTTCTTCCTGTACCTCTTCCGGGGTATCATCATAGGATAACTGATTATTTTCAATCATCAATACCACGATTTCCGCAAGGTCTGAATAATCAATCAAGAAATTTTCCCATTTTTCAGTATCTATAATTGTGATTCCGTCCGCTTGAAAACGATATATGTATTTACCGCCGTCAAACTTTTTCCCTTGAAAAGACTTGCTAAAATATTTTCTTAGTGTCCTTTCGACTGCTGCCACATTTTCCTTTACCTTGAATACTGTTTGGTTTACTTCCCCTTTGATAGCGTCTTTTATTGCTTCCTGTACCTTTTCTGCCTGTTCGTCCGTAATTTCTTCCTTTTCTTCCGGCTTTACATCTTTTATATGCAACTCGCCCTTTTCTTCGTACTGTTCATAGGCTTTTTTCTGCCCCGCTTCGTCCAATCTGCTAAGTTCGTGTGCGGTTGAAATATTGATATTGCCTTTTTCCAGTTCCTCTTTAAAATCCTGTGACAGATTATTACTTATCGCCTCCATGCGTCCAACCTGTGTAGTGGACGTATTAAGCATTTGTGCCACAATTTCACGGATACGCCCGATTCTTTCCTGTTCTTCCTTTGGCTTATCCTTATTTTCTTCCTGTAAAGCCTTTTTGTACTCTGTCAACACTTCTTTTAATTCCTCTGCCTGTTTTACCTTTTCCCAATCTGTAAGCTGCCTTGTCGTTGCATTGGTAAAGATAAGGCTTAAACGATCCCTTATTTCATCTGATTCTTTCTTGATACGACATGGTACTTTTCTGTATTTTTCCTTGCCCTCTTCCACCAACTTTAAAGCTGCCAACCGTCTACGGTGTCCGGCTATTACCTCATACTTTCCATGTGCCTCCGGCTTAACAACTAAATTCTGCTCAATACACCCGGATAGCTCAATAGCTGCTGCCAATTCGTCAATATTTTCTGTGGAATAGAAATTATCCTTACTCGGCATTAAATCCTCCACATCAAGCATAACCACATCAAAGGCATTTTCTGTCACCTGTGCTGATCCCCCTGTCTGTACTGCTGCCCCCTTAGATTTTGTGTTAAGCAAACTATTAAGGTCAAACCCTTTCTTTTTATCTGCCATTACTCACTACCTCACTTTCCTTTGTTTTCGTGTCCAAATCGGTCACATTTTTAAACTGATATTTTTGCATGCATTCATTGCAGATTTTTAATTCCTTTCCGTTAATTCTATTTATTATTGTTGTTCGTTTTCTGCATGATTTCCCGCAAAGTTGGCATTTCCCTTTTCTCTGCTGCCGTCTTGATATGTACCCCTCGCTATTCCTGTATGCCATACTACCCCTCCAAGTATTCTTTTACGAATGTTTTATAATCCCTTGCGGCTCCGGAACGTGGGGAATATTCCACAAGGCTTTCATTTGTAAAAGTTACTTCATCTGCCTTTTCCGTCCGTCTGATATGTGTTTTGAACACTGGGTAACACTGATTCTGCAACCACGCCTCCCCCTGTCTGCATACATCACGGTTATAATACATAGTCACAAGGCAACCCCTAAATTTTAATTTCGGGTTTAATGCCTTTGCGTTGTTTATCTGCTCTTCCAGTTCGTCCATACCGTCAAAGGCGTAACCGTCAATTTTTATTGGTATAATAACTTCATCTGCTGCCACAAGTGCATTTATGACAGATACGTTAATATCCGGCGGGCAATCAATGATACAGTAATCAAAGATTTCTTTTACCTTTTCCAGTTCCTTAGAAATGATTGTTGCCTGTTCTCTCTCTTCGTCCTTGATTACTGCAAGGTTGGCTGTCAATAAGTGCATATTTGCCGGAATAACCGCCATATTAGGCATTTTCCCAACCACCTGCACCACACCGCCTATTTCTTCCTGTCCTGTCAGCATATCCGCAAGGCTAGGATTGTCATAACTCCACACCCCGCAAGCCTTTGAAAGATTGCCTTGTTTGTCGTTATCAATAAGCAGTACCTTTTTGTCATACTCTTTAGCCAATATGTACGCCATATTTACCGCCGTTGTTGTTTTGGCGCAACCGCCTTTCATGTTAATAATTGCAATAGTTTTCATTCGCCTGTACCTCCTTGATTATTTTTTCAGCTTCTTTTTTGCCTTGCACACTCTATACACCCCCAACCTTTGGATTCTCTATAAAGTGTGCAATCATTTTTTCGTGGCGGATCTCTTACCATTTACACCGCCACCCTTTCCCGGCATTTGTGATCTATCCCTGCTACGGCTATTGGCTTGCTCTCGTCAGAAAACAGGTTGCCGACCTGTCTTGACGGTTGAGGGGCTGCCCCCTCTTCCGTTTCGGCTCTTTACGCTTCTACCGTTTCTCCGCTCGGTGTAAAAAATACTTCTCTATCGCCCCAATCTCTGATTTTTACCGTCTTTTCTTCTTTTCTGCACTCATTAAATCTATTTGCGTGATGAATCGGTGCGTATGTTATTGTTTTTGCTGTTCTCTTTACTATTTCAAATACTACTGCGTGTTCTCCGTATCTCTTTCCTGTTTCAAAAGTTCTCATTGTTTCTTACCTCCGTTTTGCTTTCCTTTGATGATTTTATTATATACTTGCATAAGTATATTTTCAACCCGGAGTAATCAATAAAAATACTTATGCAAGTATATAGTATTTTTGTGCAGTTTGTATACTTGCGCAAGTATTACTTAATTTCCGTAGGCTCATTCCAAACAACATACCCTGTATTCTCTGTTTCCGTCCTTTCTATCTCTTCATCTTCTATCGTGTGCGCCTTGTCGTTTGCTTCCTCTAAAGAATCTGCTTATATGACGCACTTTCTAAATAATGCGTATTCAACTTCATACCCTGCCATTATGTACCCCCTGTTTCTTCTCTTCCAACTGCTGCCGTCTGCCTTTCAGATATTCCATGTATTTCCCATAAGTCATACCCGGCGGTACAATCTGCCTTTGTATTTCCCTTGCCCTCTGTACACTTTCCCTTAATACTGCTGCCTTTGATACTTTCTTTTCTTCCCTCTTTGGCGGTTCTTTTGGCTTGATACCTAACCGCCGTGCTTTCCTGTTCGGCTTGTACTTGTTATAGGTTATCTTTGTTTCCTGTCTGAATGGTGTTACTTTTCCTTTCTTCCTTGCCATGCTTGCCCCTTTTCCAAGTCCTCTAATATCTCTGTCAGACTTTGTACGCACTCTTTTATATTTCCGTCTGTATCTTCTGTGATTCTCAATACATTATTTATCTGCCTTAGCTTTTTTATCTGTTCGGGGTCAACTGCTGCCTTTTTTAAACAATCCGGGCAGACGCAAACGACCTTTAACCCCTCTTTTCCGCATATGCTACACTTAACCAAATAACCCACCCTTTCTATCAGGCTTTACCGTTTCCCACTCTTTAGCTGTCATTGTGTCGGATTCCGGGTTATATATCAGCTTCATAAACCCTTTACACTTCATACAAGTACCGTGACCCGCTTCGTTGTATCCCATTTCATGCAGCATACTTTTACAGGCGTACTGCACCTTACCGCAATAAGGGCATATAATTTCATAGTGTTTTCTTTTATCCTCTGCCATATTGTTTAGTCGTCCTTTCCGCCCTTTCTTCCAATGGTCCTATATAATCCCTGCCATGCCTTGATGTATGCTCATATGTGTAAAGTGCTTTCGCCAATCCCTCCATTATCACAATTTGATTTTTTAATATGCAATCTAATTTTCTATCCCTTTCCCGCTCTTTTCTTTTATCCCATGCGTTCATTGTCTGCCTCCTCTTCCAATGCGTGTAGCTGCTGCCCCTGTGCGTTGTCCTGCCTGTTCTTATACTGCTGACTTAACTTCTCTTCATCTATTGGCGTTTCCCTTGCCATCTGCCATGCCTTTAACTCTTTTTCTGTGTCCGAATCGGTCACAAATCCGTTATTTCCCATGCTTTACCTCTCCTTTCCTCATTCTCTGCTTTATCCTGTCTTTAAGGCTTGTTAGCTTTTTCTCTGCTTCTAGCCGTTCCTCTGCCAGTCCACAATAATACGGGTCAATCTCAAATCCTATAAAGTCGTGTCCTGTCCTGTGTGCTGCTATCAGACAACTACCGCTTCCGGCGTGTGTGTCTATAATCTTATCCCCTGTGTTTGCGTAACGTCTGATAATCATTTCATACAGTCTTACAGGCTTTTGGTTCGGGTGTATGCGTATTTCCTTATTCCTCATATCGCCCTGCAACATACCATTCCAACGAAAAGCAAACTTTCTTACCGCCGTGTCAAAACTGGTCCATGCTAATTCACAATCCGCAAAATCCGTATACCCATTCTGCTTATCCCATACAATCCAACAACTGCTATCTATCGGTATCCGGCTTATAAAATGGTTCGCACCGAATATAATTTGATTTTTGCTTATCCTAAACAGTTCTTCAAAGTATGCCGGCTCCGGTGCTTCCCTGTCCTTTCCCTCATACGGTTTATAATCCTGTGGAATTGCCAAACCGCCCCTATATTTATTTTTCTGTCCGGCTTCCCCTATTCCATACGGTACATCTACTATTGCCAAATCAAAATACTTGTCGGGAAACTGTTTCATGCCTACCATGCAATCCGCATTATGTATTTTATTTAATTCGTACAATCGTTTGCCCCGCCTTTCCTCATTGCTGTTTTTATCTTTTCTTTTGCCAGTATTTCTCCTGTCTTTTCATTTCCGTATATCTTTGAATACTCAATATCTTTATAATATTCAATCCCTAATCCATGAATATTAAGCCATTCTATGATAAACCAATAGCCTAAACCTTTATTTGTCGGTTGCCAGTATCCGTTTTCTCCAAATTCGCCTCCCCTTAGTACATAGTCAGCTAGTTTTGGCTCTTCAATCTGTAGCCGTGCTATACGGTCCCTGTCCTGCGTGATTCCAAAAAGGCAGAATATGCAACCTGTCCTTTGGCAACCTGTGGTATGGTACTTTCCGTCTTTCCTGTTGAAATATACTTGTTTATACGCCTTTGCTATTTCTAAATTATTTTCTACTATATACTGTAAAATGTCGTTTTCTACCCAAAACGATAACGGATTACTTACAGGGGCTTTCATATCAAAACCGTTACAACCGTTTTTCATCCACTGTTGTTTTCTTAATCTGCTTTCGTCTGCCATAGTTCCTATAATTGGTTTTTTATCATATTGTTTGCTGAATGTTTTTGCTGGTTTTTTCTTCATAACATTGCAGCACATATGAGATATTGCAAACGGAGCATTTAATAAAAATTTCCATTTTTCTTGATTGTAAAGACTTTTTCTGCCCTCTTTATCAACTGCCGTTCCCTGTAGCTTCGCTAATCTGTAAGAATAATAACCCTTGTCTGATTCCAAACCTTTCCTTGCCTGTGAAACACACTCGGCAACCTCTTTACTGATAAGAGGGTATCTGTACTTTAAAATTACTTCCCTAAAACTCATTTCTGGTCTTATGGTTGTTACATTTTCCTTACTTCTTGCAAATAATCCGATTGAGGGGTATTCTAATCCAGTATTTACAAATACCGCTTCAATGTTTGGGTACATCTCACGGACGATATGTAATAATACCGTGCTATCTTTGCCACCGCTAAATGATATGTACACCCCGCTTTCTCCGTATTCATTGACCCAACCCCTAATTCGTGATTGCGTCATTCTGATTTTTATATCAAGCGGTAGACTCTGCATTATCCTTAAATCATCTTCGGTATGCTTGTATCCTGCTGCCATGCCTATATACCCTCCAATCTCCGCCTTATCCACGGTCTTTTGTCTAAATACTCTTTCCATGTTTCTTTCCTGTACAAATTGCCGTATATGTAACGGTTGGTAAATTCAAGCTGTGCCTTGTTCGGTCTGATTCCTAAGCCCTCGTTTCTTTCTGCCTGTGCGTAAAGGTGTATGCCCTTATGACGTTTTAACCTCTGTACCCTGTAGTCTGCTTCGTCTAGGTCTTTCCGCACCAACACATATATAAATAACCTGTACGGCTTAATACCCCTGCTGCCCAACATTTTTGCTACCCTGTCAATGCTTTCTATCTGCCCTATTGTGTCGCATGAAAACCGAATCCACTTTATCCAGTCCAACCCCGCCAATATATCCGCTACCTCTTCCGTAACTAATCTTGCGTCCATGCCTTGATTAAGGTCTATCTTCCACCCTTTGCCTATCATGTCCTTTAGCTGCTCTATGCCATATCTGCAAGCCAATATATTATTATCCATAAGTATCAGATTAGGCGTATCGAATCTAACTAGCTGCGTCCATTTCCTGTACGGCCTTATATTCCCCTCTTTCTGTGGCACATAGCACCACGGGCATTTTCTAGGGCAACCCCTTGTAATGTACCCTATTGCATAATCACAATCGGGATATATGGAATAATCCGGGTATATATCATCTATCTCCTGTGGCAGCTTGCTTTCTATGTCGTATCCTGTACCGCCCTTTATGGTATCCGGCGGTAAATCCTTGTTTTCTTCTGTAAAGTCAAATATCTTTGAGGAATAAACACAGTCATAGGTCTTTACAGGATCCCACCATTCCACCGTATCCCCTTTTGCTTTATGGTAAGCTGATATTTTCATAAGGGCATAGTTCGGGAACGTCTTAGCCTTTTTAAAGTATTCCTTTTCGCTGTCATGCAATCCTATCATCACTTTGCCCTATCCCTCACTTTCCGCATTTTCAGATACACGTTCCACCCTGTATAATCGTTGTATTGAAAATCTATCTTTGTAGGCTCATACCCCTTGTATACTTTTCTCCAGTATTCTTTATCTTCCGGGGTCTTTGCCAATGTGCAAACTTTTCTGTAACTATATTTGCTGTCGTTTTTCCTTACCTTTGGTTTTTTCAGATTCATAGAGGTGCTCCACTTCTTGCACCCCTTTTTACGCTTGTTTATGTAATTTACTAACCCCTCTATACCGTTCTCGTTAGGCTGCAACCTGTCACAATTCACAAACCCCAAGTAGTCTACATTTTTCCTGTATTCCGGATCTGTCGCCTTTTTCCAGTTAATCCGGGTCTTACTCCACATCAACTCCAAATCATCACGGCTTAAACCACCATTTATGATAATGTGGTGGTGTATCCTTACTGCCTTAGTGCTTTTATCCTCTGTCCCCTCTGAGGTCAACTGCTGCCCCTCTTCATCTTCCGGGGTGTACTCTGTCACAAGCATATATTTTAAGTCCTGCCCTGTTTCCCTCTTCATCTTCCTTTTTACCTTTTCTAAAAAGTTGTGTGCATTCCTTTCTGCTTCCTCTAGGGTTATAGGTAAATACTTTTCATTGTACGTTGCTGATATATGTAAATCATCTGCACCAAAATTAGTATTGGCTATCTGCACAAACCGCCTTTTGCTTCTCTTATCATTCAAATTTTTCTGCTGCGTGCTGCTCTTCCCCTTTTTCTCTTTCCCCGCTTCCGGCTTATTGGTTACATGGACTATATCAACCTCTAAATATTCTTCTCCGCAATATATTTTTTTCTCTCTTACAAAACTTTTCCCCATGCTATCACTCTCCTTATACTATCCCTTGCATAAGATATACCAACTAAAACATATACTTACACAACTATATATGTATGATATACTTATGTAAGTATATACTATCAGTTATGCCTTAGATGTTAATACCCCATACAAGCCCCGAAACGTGCAACTTTTTCAGCCTTTTAGCACGTTTCTTTTGGCTTGCTTATTGACTTTGAACACGCCCTATAGTATAATTTGAACAGATGTAATTATTGCTATAAGGCAGTAATGAAAAGGTGTTTGCGTCAGCTACTATGCAAACACCTTTTCTTTTTGTCCCCCTTTCCTGTATATTTTTGTTGCAAAATCCGCTGTGAAGTATCCCCCGCAGTTCTCATGTTTTGCCATATATACGCAACTAAGCGTTGTGTGACCGCAGTTAAGACAGGTCAGCTTTAAGAACGGATACGGCGTTTCCATTACGTCCAGTGCGGGCAGATACGGCACTTCCCTTTCCGTATCAACACAATATCTTATGCCCTCTACAAAATCGGGAAAATCTATCATATTGCCTATTACCTTTATATCCTGTGTCTGTAATTCCTTAATCTCTAAAATCTCGCCGTTTATTATGTCTACCGCTGTTTCCGTGTCATGTATGATGAAATAACCTATTTCCTGTTCTGTTTCATAAAGCAAAATATCACTTTCAAAAATCCCACGTTTCCGGCGGTCTATTGCCCCTGTATCTCTGCATAGCGTTTCTATGCTTATCTCATACACATTTGCACCCGGATAACCGCCCTGGTCTATGTAATGACCTGCGGGGCGTTTCGCCCCGTCCACTGATCTAATCGGCGGTTCTGTTATGTAATCGCCCTGTACCCATATAGGGCAAGTCGTGTTACTGCTTTTTGCCCTCGCTTTCACTCTCACGCACCGCCCTTTCCGCAACTGTGCCTATAATTTCCATTTGCAAAGTATCATCTACCCCCATAGGATCAACGCACGGCAAAAGCTGATGTATGATTCCGTCCGGGTCAATCCAACGGAAAACAACCACGCCTGCCAACCTTACTTTTACCGTTTCCCCCTCAAATCCCGGCAACGTGTTGTATTCCCTGTCTACCGTTGCACGGTCAACAACAAACTCCCTTACCTCGCCATCAACTAACAGGGTTGTAATATCCCCTGTGTACATCCGCTTGCCGTGCTTGTCCGTGTATTCCGTTTCTTCCCCAAGCGTTATAGGGTTAATGTTATAAAATTCGCCGTCCGGCGTTCCTATTTCCGCTATTTCCTCTGTGTCGTATCCGTATGAGGGCATACCGAAAACCCACTTGTACTCCATTTTTTCCCTGTCAAAAGTCAAACCTCTATATTTCATCTGCTGCCTCCTTACAACTTGATTTCAAGCGGATATTGTGCCTTTATTTCCCTGTTTCGTGCTACATTTGCCTGTAATAGTTCCTGTGCTTCCTGTATCTCTTTTTCTGTCGGCTTTCTGCCCTGTGCCTTTGCCGTCATTTCCTCAAACCGCTTTATATCCTGTCTTAGTGCCGTATCCGTTGCCGATATGGTATACACCGCCTTACAACGTGGGCATCTCAAATAGTAATACTCAATATTGCCTACCTTTTTCCATTTTGGCTTCGCTTTATTGATTATCCGATTGCACTTATCGCACTTGATTATTGGCTTGCCTTTTTTCTTCATTCCAAATATTTGCATATAGCTTTACCTCCTGTTTGTAGCGAGGTGCTACCACAACCCTTAACAGTTATTTAGTAATCAAATTTCCGTTTATCTCATAAAAGGCGGAGCGGAAACCAACGGAGACATAGGAATTGGAGCGTGGGTGATCCAAGTAGAGGGCAGAAGGCCCCGAATGGGATGTATCGTCGAGACCCGACCCCCGGACAGGCAACCACTCCCCCTCCGTTGCGTCAAAACACACATAGGTTTTAAATTCTGATTCTGCCCGATTGTCTGGCACAATCCCTAAATCCTTTAATGCCTGTGGCACTTCCTGTAAATCTATCTTTAAATCAGCTATCCTTGTACCGCCATAATCCGGCGTGTAGTCCTCGGCTGCTGCCCTGTCGGTTATCGTGATTTCCCCGGATTCAACCTCTACCCGTACCGATCCCCTTGCCGTCCTCAACTGCTGCCATGCCTTACTATCCCTTAACCACCCTGCTAATGCTGCGTCATTGTTCGGGATATACTCTATTGCACCGTCTAACAGGCGTAACCCTGCCAACCATTCCCATACATTGCCATTAAGGTCTGATACACCGTATATTGTGTTATCGTGATTCCACGTTGCCGGTCCGCTTCCTGTTTTGGAGCGTCCTATCCGCAACCGTCACAATCTGCCTTTTCCTCTTTGTGGTAATAATCCGTGCCGTAATCTGTATTGCCGTGTGGCATGGTGCCCTTTTCCCGGCTCTGATTCAACAAATATTCCCACTCTACTGCAGTCATTAAGTGCCAACCCTCTCCCTTTGCGATACAGGCAGCTACCGCCATTTCAAATGTTACATTTACTGCCGGGTCAACCATTGGCAAGCTATACGCCCTGTCCTTGATAATCACGTTTGGATACTTTGAAATATAAATAGCATCCGCCACATATTCCCCAATCTTAAAAATTGCTGGATTTTCCGCTGCGTCTTTCGGACGCTCAAAACGGCACATAATAGACGGTATCCCCCTATCATCATAAATTACTACGTTGTTGTGTTCGGTTGCTTTACTCATTCTTGCTTGTCCTCCTTAATATTTTTTATCCCCTGTGCTATAATGAATCTGTAATCATTCCACATAGCAAGGAGGTGTTACCTTTGGGTATCCGTGTACCTAATATCCCGAATACTTATTACAATAAACCCCGTAATTTCAAACTTGTTATCTATGCCTACCGCCGAATAGTGTCTTTTAGCTGTTCAATAAACCACTTTACCCAATCCTCCCCATACAAAACTATGTTTTTTTCTTCATTCATAGGGAGGATTGTAACAACCCCTGTTTCGTTATTTTTTTCTATGCTGAATAATACACTTTTCTTAAATTCTTCTATTTCCTGTTGTGTAGGCTCTTCCAGCTTTGTATCTGACAAATCTATAACCATTTCGTTTTCCTTTTCCAACTGCTGCCGTCGTCCAGCTTACGATTCCGCTTTTCTTTTCTTTCCTGCCTTTGATATAATGTTTTTATCAGTTGTGCCAAACTGAAATATCAATACATTGGAGGATAATTTTAATGAAAAGCATTAATTTTTCTTTAGGGAATGATGGTATATCCGCTATTTCTCGTGCCCTTTCTGTTCTGCCAGCATATGACTTTTTTGACAGTTTCCCGCCGAACCTTGTTTCTATGCCCGCAAGCATTATCATGAAACTTAACATCAACAAACTTCAACCGTCACTTTCTGCTGTTTTTGATTCGGAATAATTTACTGCAACTTCCATTTCTGGAAGCTCCCCGTTCTCAAGCCGTCTGATATATTCAGCAGCTTGCTTGTCGTTTTTCTGTACTGATTCTGCTTTCACTTCATAATGTCTGAATACAACTTCTTTCTGCTGCGGATCATAATCTGCTATGACCCGCACTTTCTTTTCCAACCGTATCTTTTCGGTCAAACACGGCACGCTTTTCAGCATTTTTTCTATTTGTTTATTCTGTTCTTTTTTTCTCTCTGACATAAAGCCACTTTCTTTCTTTTTTATTTCTCTATTTTCTCCTTTTCAATATCCCTCCACCTGCTATAATGGTTTTATGGTACTGGCATACCAAATTCATTACAGGAAGGGGAGCGTATTTCATGGGAATCGGAAAACATTTTCCAATCTATGACCCCAAAACAGAAAAGCCTACTGTTTTGGAATTTGGCTCATGGTTTTGCTACGGCTGCAACCAGAAACGCAAAACCATAAGCTACCCATTCACCGACACTATTACAGAACCTTGCAAAAAATGCGGTTCTACAGTTGTTTACAAAATAGAATAGTGCCTCCATCCTGGTTTTTCCGGGGCTTTTTCCTTTCAGCTTCTTACCCTTCGTCTAATGCCGCTTCCACTTTTTCTGCAGTTTCTTCCTGCAGGCGTTTCAGCCTTGCCAGTTCTTTGTCAGTCAGTTCCATGTCCTGCACTTGTGTAAGTACCTGCACGTTCCCATCTCTCCCCTCCTTTTCAATTGTTGCGACAAATCCTATAAATTGCGTTCTTACTTCGCCTTTAACCATTTTTCTTATCTCCTCTCTGTAGATTCATCTTTGTAATATTTGTTCTTTGGGTCATTGTGATATTCTTTTGCAAGTTCCGGTTTTTGGGACTCGCTATATCTGTACCGCAATTACCACAATAATTGTCATTAAAATCAGCAAGTTTGGTTTTCTCGCAAATCATCCTTGTTTTCTCTTCATTTTCCCTTTATACTGTAGCTACAGGCTGCTGCAACAACCGAGTACATAAAGAAAGGGGTGTATACTACCATGAAATCTTTTGATGATTTTCTTTCAACTTTGTCTTCTAAGGACCAAGAAGAAATTACGAAAAGCTCTATGTCCTTGCTTACAAAGTCTGGTGAGACTTTCAGTGAGAGAAATAAGACTTGCTACCCTTATTGCTCAAACCTCTGGAATTTTCAACCGTGAACTTCTGCGAAGATACCATGACTGGTTGTCTTCGCACATGTAGCAAACATTGTTTCTATTACTTTGTTTGCTGCTTCTTCTGCTGTGTAGTGCTGCTCCTGAGTTTCTTCCGCAGGAGCAGCAGTTTTTTCCCGTGCTTCCTTTTCCGTTTCTTTCGCCTCCTTTCTATGTTGTGGTAACTTATGCAGATGTCACTACGTCGCTATGTTCTGTTGATCTTCCAACTTTGTCACCTTTACTGTAATCTTCACATTCTCCCGGCGTGACAGTATCGCTGCCAGCGTATCAAAAAACCGCTGCGCCGGAAATTCGCCTATTATTACGGGCTGTACCTTTTCTTTCCCTGTTTCCATGCGTTCACTCACCTCCATTTCAGCAGTACGCCCCGCACAAGGCGGGACTTTCTACACTGCTGCCGCTTTCTGCTTTTCCGCTTGAAATGCTTTTACCAGCTTCGCACCTCTCACGAACCCTATGAACTCCCTTTGCTCGTATGGATTCAGTGTCTTTATGAAGTCCATCAGTTCTTCTGTTTCTTCCCTGCTAGTCTGCGCAAGCATGGTTTCCATTCTCTCGTCCTCTGCCATCTTCCGTCCCTCCTTTCAAATAGCGTCCTATGATATTTGCTTTTGAAGCGTCTGCTGTTCTCTTTTTGAACGCTGAGCGTTCATTTATTCATAATATATAACGTTTAATGTTCGAAGTCAAGCATTTTTTGAAAATATTATTGACTTTTTGAACGCTGAGCGTTATTCTATATATACATTGAGGAAAGCGGGGTGAATAAATTTGACTATCAATGAACGTATAAAAGATTTTAGAAAGAATATTCTGCACATGAATCAACGGCAGTTTGCCGCAGACTTAGGCATGGCGCAGACTGGCGTAAGCACTATGGAACAAGACGGCGCAACAATTACAGATCGTGTAATAAAGTCCATGTGTTTAGCCTACAATCTTAATGAAGACTGGCTTCGGGACGGCACGGAACCCATGTACATACAGGAACCGACTTTCAGCCTTGATGAATTTATCAAGCAACGTGGCGGGACTGAATTGGAACTTGAAGCAATGAAAGCATATTTTGAACTTGAACCGGATATTAGAAAAATGCTTGTAAAACACTTCAAAGAACGGCTTACCGCTTCCCGTGAAGAACCTGCAGAACCACCTATGACAGTGGAAGACGCAGAAGCGGCATATATAAAAAGTCGCTCCAATCATGTACAAAAAACGGTACAATCTGCTTTGAATATTTCCGCAGACACCACAAACCCGGCAGAAAAAGAAAGCATTGACCGGGCTTCTAATCAATAAAAATCCCGCAGGGCTTTCTGTTCTGCTGGATAACTTCAAAAGAAAATGTTTTCGTCAGATATAGCATCAATCATTTTATATATTGCTGCTTTTAACTCATTCAACAACATTGTGCTTTCTTCTCTTGTCTTATGCAGTGTTTTTAGTGACAATGCAATTTTAAGATTGTTGTTGAGGCGCACAATGCACACTAATTTTAGGGGGTCTCTAAAATGGGATTACGGTATAGAAAAAGTATAAAAATTGCTCCAGGTGTCAAAATCAACTTAAACAGGAAAAGTGCCAGCGTTACCATTGGCGGCAAGGGATATCATAAAACTTTCAATAGTAATGGTCAGACCACAACCAGTATTAATCTTCCAGTAAAAGGCTTATCATACACGAGCAAAAAAGGAAGAACTTCCTCCAAACAAAAAAACACTGCTTCTTACGTTTCTTCCACTCCTGCTACCCGTCCTGCAGCTGTAAATATAACGCCTGTTCCAAAAGAGAAAAAGCCTGTTGTTCAAGTTGTTCTTTCAGATCCTCCGACTATTGGCGTTGCCATTATTGGCGTTTTTGTCATTGCCGTTGGTTTTTTCGCTTCCTGGTCTTCTATTCCTGTTGGAATTATTATCGCTCTTATTGGTACTTATCTTATTTATGCTTATATTGCTCACAAAAAGCACCCGGATAGCGGAAAATATATTTCAGAAGAACAACTTGCACGCTGGCGGCAACTTCTTTCTGTTTCATCTGGGGAAGCATATGAACTGAAAAAGAAATCTTTGCCTGTTCTTCTTGAATTAAAAGCTGCTGTTGAAGAATACTCTTGCCATCTACCTGAAAGTGCGGAAGCCTTACTTGATTCCCAGCAGAAAATAGTTGATTTTTCAGAATTTGTTATCATTAAAGGTGATAATCCGCAACTTGATTTTGACAAATATACTTCAATGGTTGCTGAATTTCAGAAATAAAAGGTACAGCAGCAGTGCTGCAAACACTGCTGCCATGATGCAAACTATATATCATGCCAGATACAACATACCGCCTGCACTGTTATTATAACACCTGCTGGCAAGAAATCAAAGGAAATGTAGGTGATTTTTTATGAAAAATAACAAAAACAATACTGATCAGCTTGTAAGAGCAGCTCTTTATATCCGTGTGTCGGGAGAAGAACAAAAAATAAAAGGTCTATCCCTTGAAGCGCAACAAGAACGTCTGGAAGTATACGCAAAGGAAAGGGGATGGATAATTACAGGCGTATACATTGATGCTGCCAAAACCGCAAGGAAGAATATACACAAGCGGGCTGAATTTCAGAAAATGATTGAAGCCGTCAAACGTGATGAAATAGACGTGCTGCTGTTCTGCCGCCTTGACAGGTGGTTCCGGTCCGTGGCTGATTATTACAAGATCATGGAAATACTGGAAGCGCACAACTGCAACTGGATCACGTCAGATGAAGAATACAACACATCTACCGCAAACGGGCGGCTATACATCAATGTAAAACTTTCCATAGCACAGAACGAAGCCGACATTGACGGAGAAAGGATAGACGTTGTTTTTGACAGCAAGATTGCACACGGTACAGTTGTTTCTGGGTCATGCCCGTTTGGGTATCGTGTCAATGATGAAAAGCGGTTGGAAATCGTGCCGGAAAAAGCCCAGATTGTACAAGATGCTTTCAACTACTTTGAAAGTACTGTAAGCCAGCGCGGAACCGTGAAATATATCCGGGAAACTTACGGCGTGAATTGGTGCCAAACGACTTTCCGGCGTATGCTGTCGGAAATGCTCTATACCGGAATCTATGACCGGGGTGACAGACGCAATGAAAACTTCTGCCCTGCAATCATCAGCAAAGAACAATTTAACCGTGTCCAAACCCTTCTAAAGAGAAATGCCCGTTCGTCCCCTTCCGGCCGGATCTATATATTCACATCCATTTTGACATGTGCCGAATGCAAGCATAAGATGGCAGGACGTTTTGTCAATGGGCGCTACTATTATTACCGTTGCAATAACCATCATAAGCGCGGACACGAGCGCTGCACCCATAACAAGGAAATACGGGAAAATATTATTGAAAAGTGGCTTTTTGACAATCTGGAATCTGAAATGAACCGGGTTCGACTCGAATGGGAAGTAAAGGCGGCTGAAAAGAAAAAATCTGCCCTACGGACAGATAAAGCCACGCTGAAAAGAAAGCTGACAAAATTAAAAGAATTGTATGTGAATGAACTGATTGACATTGAAGAATATAAAAAGGACTATGAAATATATACGACTGCACTCCAACAGCTCTCGGAACCCGCAGCAGAAACGCCGCCAGACTTTTCAGGCGTTGAAAAGCTGCTGCAATCCGATTTCAAAAATATTTATGATTCGCTGACCCGTGAAGAAAAGCGTACCCTGTGGCGGTCTGTTATATCAGAAATCCGCATTGACAGTGAAAATAATATCACGGGTATTTCTTTTGGGTAGTGTTGTACTAATACAACACTACCTGTCTGCCCTCTGCCTGCAAAGTGCGGAATGGTAGAGGTTATCATAATCGCTTCCCGGACGCAGGTTTTCAAAACCCTCACGGATTGCGCTTTCCTCCATAGAGGAAATCCAGAGCCGCTTCATGGGCTTGTCACACCCTGCCATCTCATACACAAGGCGGAAGATAAGCTCTCCCTCACGCCCTGCGTCAGTCCCACAAATCACAGCCGTCACATCTTCCCTGTGCATAAGCCCCTTTAACACCTTGTACTGCGCCGCTGTACCGCTTTTTACTTCTGTCTGCCATTCTTCCGGTATCATGGGCAGGCTCTCATAACTCCACTTTTTCCATGTATCAGAATAGGCATCCGGCTGTGCAAGCTCAACCAGATGCCCGATGCACCATGAAACAATATAATTGTTCCCCTCCATATATCCGTCTTTTCTCTCACCTGCGCCGATCACACGGGAAATTGCCTGTGCCACGCTCGGCTTTTCAGTTACCACTAACTTATGCGTAACTGAAATTTTCCCACATGCTCTATTTTGTTCATTTTGAGCATTTTCTCTACATATACCTAATTTTCTTCTTTTGCTCTTTTGTCCATAATTTTCTTGATACACTCTTTGTTATACTCCTTTCCCACTATTTGTTTTATATTCTTTACATCAAAAAAGGACTATCACGTTCATAATGATAATCCCAACTGGATAGTTTTATAGAGACTTCTTCTTTGATAACCTTTAACACCTCCTAAATTTAATTTTGACTGTGCAAAAATTACTATATTTCAAACTTTAAATGCAAAAAGGCAATCACAAACTCTTTTATTACAGTTTGTAACCGCCTTGTACAATAATAAACTTGAATTTTTACCTAATTCTTTTGCTTAATTTCCCATGCACTCAAACCATCAAAACGAAAACCAATCTTCACTGTTACAGGTTGGTTAATTTCTTGATTTCTTTTCAGTTCTGTATGAATTGGGACAAAAAATGCACGTAATTTGGGGTTGATATCCAATGTAAGGTATCCACTTTGAACACTCTCTGCATCTATAACTGTTGCATCAAACCAACGTGCATTTTCTCTATCAAACTCCAATGGAAGAGTATTTTTCCCTGTAATCATTTCATCTGTAAAATAATAATGGGTTACACTTTGGTTCTTTCTATTCCCTGCTAATCCCTTGCAAATTTGCAGACAATCATGCATAGAATCTATCATCTTCTCATCTTTCGTCTGCATATATTTGCAGAAATAAAGAACAGAACACAAAAAATTGGCTGTAACATTCAAGTCTCGATCTGGTAATGTTTCCAAAATTCCAAGCATCTTATTATAAGTAACATTTACTGGCTGTTTCAATCGTATGTATGCATTAAACCATTTCCACAAAATTCCCTCCGTTTCATACATCTCTATTTTAAGCAGATTCTCGCAGCATTCTATAATCTGCCTTAATTGCTGCTGACTCTTTTGTTTCCATGCGTTCTTCTCCGAAATACACATCCCCAAATATGCAATCTGATAATCATAATCGTTTGGATATTCTTTAATTCTCATTTCCAGCTCACCAAAAGTCCATTTAAATCGGGATAGGTAACCCCTAGTTTTATTATAAAAACTATTGTCTCTAATCAAACTGTATCTAAGTTCTGTATCAATATCATATAAAATGGCATTGGAAATTACTTTTTTACTCCATCTGTTTATTTCCTTATCCTGTTCCAAGAATTCTTTCTCATTGCCAGCAAACCCCATCCTCTTTGCTAATTGATGAACAAACGTAGTTGTAATCTGCACAATCGAAGAATATGGATATACTAAATCCGATATGTTGTTTCCTCTTTCTTCTAATTTTACAGAATACTCAAAATCAGAAAGTGCTAAGTCAACATAATGGCGCAATTTATTAAACAATTCATAACCAGTCAAATTCTTATAAGCATTATTCATCTGATGCTTCACATACTGAACATACAAATTTCCACGAGAATGATAAAAAGAACCATTTTTTTTATCTATCTTTATTGCCTCATTCAGCTGTTCTTCAGCTTCTTTCAAACGCATCGGATTATTTGCAATAATCAAACGTCCATAATGTTGATGGAACTGTGGATTTTTCGGTAATATCTTGACTAGCTGTTCATAAATCTGTTCCTGAAGATTTGAGTTTCCTATTTCCAATATAATCTGGGAAAAGTTCTTCTTCTGACTATCATTTTCTTTTATTTCACCCTCTGTATCCCTTTTAATAAAAATATCCATCATCAATTCGGAAAACGCATCAGATGCATTTCCATTAGAAGGTTCGCATTTTCTTAAATCCTCAATAAATTGTATACAGAAGTTTTTATACTGCTCTGACTGAAAGTTATTGAATTTAATATGCAATATTTTTTTTGCAACAATTGGATGACAAATACGATAGGAAGAATTCACAATATAGATTATACTCGGAAAATTCTTTTGTAATTCTTTCAGCAACTCCCTTCCTGACTGCCTCTCCTTTTTTAACAATTTTCGTGCATATTTAAAACCAAGTCCCTTATTTTCAGTGTAATATGTAATCAACGCAGTATAAAGAATAACATTCTCCATATTTTCATGTTGTTTCATAAACTGAATGACATCATTTAAATATTCATAAATACCTTGATAATCATCTTCAAATGCATGCATACCATAAAAAAATGGAATGCGGAAATCAATCAGGTTATTTTCCGAGGTTAACTTGTCCATACTTTGAATACGTCTTTCACATTCTACATCATCATAATCCTTCCATTTTTTCATCACCTTTTCATATTCATCGCGGAATAAGTTTCCATCTCTTGCCTCTAAGATAGAAATCACCTCATCATCCTCATTGGACGTAATCTCATTAGCCGCTTTTTTTGTACTATATACCCTGCATGCATATAGCACACACACCTTTATGCCCCTTGTCCGATAAAGAAATTGGTTGACATCATTTTGATCATAATTTCCATCCAAAAAAATCAACAAATGTTTTCCAGAAATAGTAGAAACACGAAGCAAACTCTCATACACATCTTCATTAAATTTGTTTATTAATACAAAAGTTGGATATTCTTTTTTCAAATTCCAACAAATAACCCTACCGAGTATAGACGCTCCAGCTCCCGGAAAATGTTGTATAGGAATTAGTATCTGATCTTTATTTGCATTCTCTAATTTTTTCAGTATTTTATTTTCATAATACTTAATCTTGCTATGTTTTACGTATAATTCTTCTTCAATTGCAGTCCATGTAATCGGCTCTCCGTAATAAAATTTATATTTTTCACTTTCTGCTAATATGTTTTCTCTTCGAATCAACTTCTCATGAACCAAGATTGTATATTGCTCAATGTATTGTTGATCCTTTTTATCCAACGGAATACCTATACGATTCAACCGATTGGGTATGTAAACAATATCATCCACTAACTCTGGCAAGTATAAACTGCAATACTCAGCAATCATTTCCATACCAATTTTAAACGTCATAATATTCAAATTCTCGTAGTCTTCTGGATCCAACTTATACACTCCAGTTTCTGATTCAAGAATAGCAATATTAACCACCACACTTTCTATTGCATCCAACTGATTCAATAAATATCTTATATATTTGTCGTCTCCTTCACAGAATCTTGCCTCATCAATTATAAACAAAAGATCATCTTCTGCAACATACTCTATCATTTTATCAGTAAATTGACTCCAAAATTCCCTATACTTATTTTTCCATTTCGGAAAATTTTCAGTCTGTGAATCTGGATCTGCCTCTATTCCATCAGCATAGAGCCACCATGTACTGTCCTTTTTGATACAATCCCAAGTATTTTCGTTATTTGGAATAATATTTCTTAATAGCTGCTTTTGCTGCAATAAATCATCAAATCCTTTTTCCTTACAAAAAGATACAACACCTGACCAATGTATTTTGCAAAGATTCATTGAAACTGCATCTGAATAATCCCATTGTCTTCCTAGAATTAAATAATAGCTTTGGCTATTATCAAATTTGCCCGCATAATCCAAAAACCGATTATACTCACTAGTATTTGCACTAATTTCCAAATCACTTTTCCAAGCATATACATTGGAAGAAATATAGTTAATCTCTTCTTTTTTTAATAAACACTTTAGATAACAACATGCAAACATATAAGCCTTCAAGCGCACATCATCTGACACTTTTCTCTTACCTGCATAATTTAATCCAGCTAAAACTCGTGCCATTAAACGCGCATTATGTAGTTGATCAAAATAATTGAATTTATCTGTTACCTTCTTTTTAATCCAACTTTCTTCCCCTTCTGCAATCGCTCGGATTACTCTGCCATCTTTAAAATCAACCTCATCCCAATCATATTCTGTAACTTGTTCTACACAATACAGCCAATCTGCCAATGATTCTTTTTCCATGTTATGAATCATTAAGCTAAGTTCAAAATATGCAGTATCATAAAATAGCCAACCATCTTCTCGATAAGAAGCCATATCAATGATTGCATAATCACCATTTTTATTGGACACAAATACATTATTGCCATGAAAATCTCCATGAATGCAACAAGTCATATTTTCGATTCTTTTATCCACCCACAGAGCATTATCTATTGCATATGCGAATGCATTCGGATAAACTTTATCGTATATTGAAATTGTAGAAATATTCTTTAAATGATTGCCGGATAGGTGTTTTGATAAAAATTCAGCCATAACCCCATCTACATCTAATTTGTTTTTTAATTGCATTTTAAACAAGGCTGATGGCATAATATAGCCGTCAACAACTTTCCTTTTATTAGTGGATTCCTCTAATATTTCTCCTATTATCTTTCGCACTGCTTCTATTTTTAGGCTGGATTTATATATCGAATAGAAACTTTTATATTCATCACTGCTAATTCCGGCAATCTGAAGAAGCATAACATAATAACCTTCAATCTCATTTTTCTCTATACACTTTATAACTTTAGAAAAACAAAAATCCTTTAAATTATTTTCATATTCTTCTACCTCGCTATCAATTTTCAAAAAGAAATATCCTTTTATTTCTGAATCCCCTTTTAACTCGACCAAATAAACTTCTGCACCGGAAAAGCCTTCACCTATTTTTGATTTTACATCTATATTTTTCTTATCTCCGATTCGAAATTTCATAATAATATTTTCTAACAGCTTGTCCAACCATGTTTCCATAATTTGTCCCCCTACTATTATTTACCCTAAAGTTGTAATTGGTATTATTTACCATCTATTCTACAATAGTATACCATAAAAAGAGAAAACAAAAAATATTTTTTCGTTAGAGTCACTTTCCATCAAGTAATAAAGTAAGTTTTAACAGCAATTTTTCCCGCACAATATGGACATCCTGCACCATTGGTCCTGCTATAGACGGCAGCTCTCCATTGGTGCCCTTTTTCGCATTTCCACCAAACCTTGTTATGAGCATTAACCGTCAACTGCTCTGGACAGATTTTCTGGTTCCTACTATAATCCCATTCCTCAACCAAATCTGGTCGGACTGTCAAAAGATCATTGTAACCAGTTATAGCATTCCTGCCGCTGCAATAGGGACATCCATTCCCAAGTGCACGGTTATGGATAGTGGAAAGCCAGCTATGGCCTTTATCACATCTCCACCAGACTTTTTTCTTGCTGCACCCCGTAAAATGTTCTGGCAGTTTCTCATTGTTCCTTTCATAGTCCCATTCTGCGGCAAGGGCAGGGTTTGTTGTGGTAAGATCATTATAGCCAGCCAACACCCGCTTACCACTACAATATGGGCAATTCCGATGACCACCATTACGGCTGTAGATAGCAGCTTTCCAGCTATGTCCTGCGTTACATCGCCACCAGACTTTCTTCTTGCTCCCCTGCATAAAATCCTTTGGTAATGCCTCCCCATTTTTATCATAATCCCATTCCGCTGCAAGCGACTTATTCACCGTTCCCAAGTCATTGTATCCTGATATGGCATACCGCCCACTACAATATGGGCAACCTTTCCCGGAAGCCCTATCACTGACCACTGCCTGCCAGCTATGTCCATCTCTGCACTTCCACCAGACTTTCCGGTTACTCTTATGTGCCACCATGCTTGGTAACATACCCTCATTTTTCACAGAATCCCACTCCTCTGCACAGGAAGGATATCTGGATGCGAAATCATTATAGCCGGCCCATACCTTTTGTCCGCTGCAATACGGACAACCGTTCCCGCCATATCTATCACATATATTTGCCTGCCAGCTATGACCGTTTTTGCATTTCCACCAGACTTTTCGGTTGCTCCCATAAGTCACTATTTCTGGAGAAATGCCATTATTTTTTCCATAATCCCATTCCTCTGATAGCCAGGGTGCCTTTGATGCAAGGTCATTATATCCGATAAGGACTTTTTTCCCACTGCAATACGGACAGCCATTCCCTGCCGTCCTGTGGTATACACGCGTCCTCCATGAATGTCCTTTATGGCATCTCCACCAGACGATTTTATGCGACCCCCGTGTAATTTCCAACGGGAAAGCTCCTTCCGGATTGTTTTTATCATAATCCCATTCTGCTATCAGTTCTGGAAATTCCTCGAATAAAGTTCTTTTCGCCATTTTATATTTTACCTGTTTCCGCCCACATGCGCTGCAGAAGTTCTTCTTCCCGTTTTCTCACATTCCTGTCTGTGGATGTGGCTTCTGGAAAAGAAGCAGGAATTCTACCGTCAGCCAGCTTTTCCATTGCTACTCCAGTCACTTCCGTATCCGGGTTCTCCAATAAATTTTCCTGCTTCAATATCTCATTTGCCACCGCTGGATAAAGGTATGTTTTCAGCATCTTCCTGAGATACCTGTTCTCCGCCACCAGCTTATTATTTTCCTGTGAAATTTTGTCAGCATCTTCCTCCTTTAACTGAACGCCTTGTATAAGAGAGGCATTGTCGCTTTGCAACTGCCGGATTGTGTTCTGGAACTCTATATTTTTCTTTGACAATGAAATACATTTTTCATAAACCTGCTTCCAGTAAGCATCCATTTCACCAAGGATTTCCCTCAGTTCATCCGGATCACGCCTTGCCTTTAACACGCAGGCTATATCAAGGCTCTTATAAGAGTTTCCCTGTAACATCTGCATCCCGTTCTCATTCAGCACCATCGCCTTTAGTTCCTTCATGCGCTCCCTTACCTCTGGATAACGTCTGAAGTCATACGCTTTGATATCTTTCCCATTTCTAACAGCAAACCGCTCCAGAAATGAACATTTGAGTTTCGATGGATCACCAGCAGCCTCTGTTGTAAAATAAGAATCCACAAGCTGTATCAATTCATCCGCACTTGCTTTTCTTGGCCTTGCCATTGTCCCTCATCCTTTCCGTAACTTTTTATCAAGCAGTCCCTGTAATGTATACAGCTCTGCTGGAGCCTTAACATTGCGCTTTTTATATCTTCCTGCAACCCGATTCCTTGCCGTACAGCCTCAACCATATGCATCAGGAACCAGCTGTCTGCATCTACATTTTCTTTTCCTTTTGCCGTATCATAAAAATCCAAATGCACTCCCTGTTTGTCTGCCATAAAATATCTGCAGCATTTACAATCGCCCATCTCTCCAAGAGAATTAACTGCACTGATACAGTCTTCCACACCCAGTTCCTTTCTTCTGGAAGACCTGCACCATCCATCCTTTACCCTTGTCAATCCGTCCGGCTGCACAAACTGGTATTCCCTTTGTCCCTGTAGCAACACATGGGTACCCTTCTTTCCTTTCCTGTACATCTCATATGTTGCACATTCCACGAGATTTGCCATGTTTGCATAATAATTGGAACTGACATCTATGTCCTCATGCCCGGCCAGTTCCATACAGACAGTCGGCGATCCTCCTGAAATAATGAGGTTCATCATGGCTATATGCCTTGTATCACCCAGATGGATCATAGAAATATCATTTCTTTCAGACAGCACTTCCCGATAAAAAACCTTTAATGCGAAGCTCAGATTCATATACCCATAAGGAAGTGTAATGGCTGCCCTTTTATCCCATTTTTCATAGCAGCTGCTTGCCTCCCTACAAAACAAAGCCCCAACGGGCGAAGGGTGCATACCATTTGTCAAATCCTGATACCATTTAATTTCCTTTGCCAGTTTCCAACTGACAGGATATGATTTCTTCTCAAAATCCCCATCAATACTATAAGTGATCCTTGAATTTCCTCCTTTCAATCTGGTGCGTCTGACAGTGATGAAATTTTCATTTCCACTACACGCCAGGCAGTCTCGCGGCATCATCAGAAACTCCGTAGGCCGGAGCGGCAGTACCGCTGTCAGGTTCCACCATAAAAACATAGGAAAATAAAACAGCTTCGCCGGTTCTGTAGCTGATACCCAAAATTTATCCAGTTCATCGTGAAAGCGGAAATATGATTTAAAATCAGCCAACTCCCGTGATCCGCCCTTTTTTCTGCCTGATACAGAGTTATTCTCTTCCAACGATTCTATGACAGCATCCCTTTCCGTGGAATATCCGGGAATCAGCTGCAAAAACTCCGCAGCATGCCCTGCATTTTTCCTGACTGTAACCGCCTGGTCAAACTTTGATTCGCCAAGTTGCCTCAACGTATTGGTGACATTCCTCAGGGAATGGAGTGATAACATCCCCATCTGAAACAGCACATAGGCTTTGGCAGCATCCCTGTAACAGTCAGATGTGCAGCATACCCAGCTTTCCGCATTCCTATAAAATAGCTCGTCAGATAACCCAAAGTACAGACGCACCCTGTTCCTTTCATCACACAGCTCCCATTCATCGTCTCCAAACGTCCCTGTCTGTATCACACCGTGTTCTTTATAGTAAGAAAATATATTTTCTGCCCTCTTGAGGCTTTCATCATCAATGCTGTTAATCGACAGATACCTGCTATAAGCCAGCCCCGATGCCTGATTTGCTGCAATCATCATACCCTTCTATCCCCCTTTCCATAATTTCTGCCAACAGTCCCATATCAGCATCCGGATAAAGCTCTTTTACGGAATGCAACAATTCCCCTACCATTGGCAGGACCGCCTCCCTTATCATCTGCCTGTAACGCCACCCGTCATCTGAACTGCACAGGGTTTTCATCCTCATGTATTCTTTCATCATCTGGTGCATGACTGATTTCGTATAAATCTCATACCTGCACCCAATACATGTTCGGCTTCCGCTTCTCTGGCATGGATAGCCGCAGGCTGCCAGCATGCAAAGACTCCCTGCATCTTTTCCAGGTGCCGCCCCAGATGCAATCCGTTGCAGGACGAAACACATATCTGCCCTGCCAGTGATCAACTCTGCCACGGTTTCCTTAGCCATCTGATAACCCTTCACTGCCAGTTCTGCAAGTCCCTCTATGCCTGACGGGCTGATTCCTATGGACTGTATTAATGTTGTCTGGTGGTCTATGCCAAGCTTCCCATATACCTCACCGGCATATGTTTCCAGAAGGATATGCGGAATAAATCCAAACACACCCCTCTCAAACATTTCCTTTGCAATGAATTCCGGCGTATAGCCACTAAAGGCAGCATCTTTCAGGTATATTTCTGTGATATCCGGGAGTGTGCCAATCCCTCCTTTATGGCTCCGTGCAAGGGCAGCAATCATATACCCTTTTGGCGCATCCTCACCACCCAGGCCTGCAACAACCTCTATTCCTTGCAGATATGACTTGTTCGCCCTTCTGCTTGAAAAGTTATTCCATCCCAATGCCTCTGCAAACGGCTCTCCTAAAAACTTCTTTATAACAGCAACACTCCTGGCAGCCTTTATAAACGGCATCCCCACCTCAATATCATCATGATAGCTTGCGGCAACAGAAAGTATCACCCCCATAGGTTTTTCAAGGCTTACTGGTATGAAAAGCTTTATTTCCGGAATGCCGGAATAACTTAATGTTTTATGCGGATGCCTGGGCTTATACGTCATACGCAGCTGGATATCCTTTGAAACCATACTTGCATCGTTAATCTGCTTGTTTAACAACCCGTCCCTAAAATCACTTCCACAGCATGGAATTTCAGGTTTCGGAATCCTTTCAATATCTATCGCCCTCATGCCGCATACAAAATGCAGTGCCAGAAATGCCCAAAGGTTTGCATTGGTTTCACTGGCACATGCCTTTTCCACCAGATGCCCTTTTTCCCAATATGCCTCATTAAAAATGCAATATGCCATCCTTGAAAAATCCCTCATGGGGTAGGCTGTATTCTCTTTTTTTCTGCTCCTTGCATGCAGCCTATATGTCCAGCCATTTTTTCCTGTTTCCTTCTGGATTTTCTCCAAAAAACTTATAAACAGTTTTGCTGTAACCAACGGCAGCTCCCGGCTTACCCTATCTAAAATAGTCTGCATCTCATCTTCATCAGCATCCAGCAGTTCTTTTCGGAGTATAGACAGCAGATAATCCAGCAGCCTCCATGAGTTTGCATCTTCCTCAAGCGAAGATCCCTTTATGTAACTGACATACTTTGACGTTGTATCTGGAAATTTTCCTGCCCCATAACCTGCAAGCACTGCCAGTTTTTCTGCATCGCTCCTTCCATAAGCATCCAGCCACAGGCAGATATTTTCCGCCAGTCTGTCGGCCTGCGTGACATCCAGGTAATAATCCCCCCTGTCGGAGGATGCCTGCTTTTCCCCGCATATATACGTATCAATTCCAAACCATCCGTTCATCTCCATAAAATCCACAAGGTTGCTTTTATCCGTGGTGTTGCCCACGTATAGCGATTCCCTTGCTTTTGCCTGTTGTGCAACCACTGTATAAAAATTCACTTTACCGGCTCTATGTACAGCCATTGTCTTCTCCCTCCTCCATCAAAAATGAGGCAAGAAGTTCATTTGCTTTAGCCAGTTCCCTTACTAGGTCGCCCTTATCCTGGAGATAAGCAAATGCGCTTTCAGGATTTTTATCCCCTCTCCAAAACTGGAGCTGCGCAACATCCTCGCCCCGTAATGCTAGCTGCACCGAAAACCAGTGGCGCAATGCATGCGGCCCAAGCCGGTTTTCGCAAAGCAGCTGCCCATAAATACGGCATTCCGGATCAGGGTGCCCAAGGAGCATCGGACGCAGCCTCGCATCAACGAATTTTCTGAATCTTTGATAATAGTCATCATAAGTCATTGCCATCCCCTGGCCATTAATAAACATAGGGCGGTACTCCGGTTCAAACGCATGGATTTTCAGATACTCCAGATGATACTTATACAGCGTCTGGAAAGCTTCCAGAAACGGCGGATAAATGCACTGCCTCCGTTCCTTTTTGATGTTCCCACAGATTATGCCGTCACTTCTCATTGCGTACTCATGGGTCAGGTCTATTTCTGCTTTTACAAGCCTCCCATCAATGAAGGTAAAAAGGATTCCAGATCCTTTTGGGCTTGCTTCCTGCCTGACATTGCATACCTCCCCCGGTCTCAAACCTCCGAAAGCCTGCAGACCAATGGCAAGGGCTATATCAGGAGTATACCTGACAGCAAGATTCATCAACATCTGGAACACCTTTGTTGGAATATCACGAAAAATATTTTTTTCCTCTGGGACACCTCTGATTTGGAAATCCGGTACCTTTTTCTTCATCCACTTTCCTTTCCCCGTATAAACATCTTTTTCCTTATACAATTCACTCCTTCTGAGTGTCACATAAGAACCATATTTATAGATCAGCTTACTATAGAAAAGCGTAACAGCACTGACACACTTTTCAATACTCTGGCTCCCTTTATATGTCCCATCCGGCTTTTTCTCCAATGCGTAATCCATAAAAAAGCTGGCCAGCATGTCCTTGGTCACTTTGAACACATGGTCTATTCTGTAAATGCTGTAATGGTCAACCAATACATAATTAAGCATATGGCAGATGTAATAGAGCTTTTCCTTGGCATCTGATGCCAGCGGACGGTATACCCTGTTCTCATAAGTACCTGCAAAGTTATGCAGCCTTGTAAACCGTATGATAACACCATATCTGTTCTTAATAACAATAAACGACCTTGGATATGTCATTCCATCCGCTGTCACCAGTTTATGTTCATACACTGCATAATGATAATCCTTTCTCCAGCCACTCTGTCCATTGACAGGAATTATTTCAGCCACCTATACCACCTCCTACAGAGGCGATTGTACCTGAAAACTTAGCAAAAAAACAGACTTATAATTCCCTGACATTTAAACTATACTTGCGATTTTTTACCCTCATAAGCATGCACATGAACAAAACCCTATCCTTTACACAATCATCATCCTGTCCATTAAATAGACAAAACGTTTTATTCATTCCAGACCATTCTGTTTATTTGCTTCATTCATGGACAAAACCCTCAAGCCCTTATAAATCAAGGGTTACGAGCTTGCTACGGATTTGTTCAAAAATTTCGAGTTATTGCATAATCACTCATCCTCCTCATTCTCAAAAAAATCATCTCCGGAACCGTCTGCCGGTTCTTCATCTTCATTCTCGTATTCCTCCCCATCTTCCTCGTCCTCATCTTCATCCTCGATAAAGTCCTCTTTCTTCCTGCGGACTACCTTGAAATAATAAGCGCCGCCGATAAAAGCTATTGCAAGTGCGCCCATGAGGATATAGGAAATGACCGGGTTCGGCTCCCCCGTTTTTTCTTCCGGTTCGGTTTCCTCTGTGCTTTCCGCATCTTCCGTATTTTCCTCATCTTCGGTATCTTCCTCCGTCTGCTCTGTATCTTCCGGCTTTTCCCCGTTATTGTTCGGCAGGGCGCTATCTTCTGCCGGGATTGCAGATTCCAATGCAGCGGAATTTTTTGGTAAGGTTTCGCTGTTGTCGGAAGTTGCATTTAACAGGTCATTTTCCGTAATCTCCGTAAGGAAGTACACCATTTCCTCCTCCCCGTCACGGTCAATGATCAGATAGAAAACCTTATCCGATGCTGTCTGGATTGTATAAAATTCCTTCCCCTGTTCTGACTGCTCTTTCTCTGTATTTTCACTTTCTGCCTTTTCTGCGGCATCCGCTTTGGCAAATTCCTGTTTCTTCTGTTCCTCCGGTGTCTGTGAAACAGTATTCCCGTCACCGTCCGTTTTGGTATGCTCCGTAACCGTGGCTGTGGCGTTCCCCGGCTTGGTGGCTTCGGCATTTACCGGGAGCTGCTCTGCCGGGTTCTCGTCACTCTCATCCGCAGGGTCTTTGTAATAAGGGTTTTTTGTCTTGTAGACTTCCGACATATTCCCTGCATTATCCATAGCGGAGATCGTAAAATATTCATACCCTGCATCAAACTGTTGCAGGCGGATATTCAGTGTGCCGTTTGTCAGCTCCGTAAACTCATACCCGTTCACATAGACCGCCTTTGCACCGGAATCCGTATCATGCACCTGGACGCTTAACAGCCCGTCACTGACCGCCGCATTGAGCGTGGGCTTTGTAGTATCGAAACACCGGATTGCACGGCTCCTCTCATATGTATTGCCTTTCTGGTCTGTGACCTGCACATAAACCGTACAGTTTTCGGAGATTTCCAGTTTTTTATCCTCCGTCACGTCCGTCCAGCTCCCGTTCTGCCCGACTTTTGCCTGTATCTGTACCGCTTCAAAATTGCCTGTATGCGCTGTATCGGATACAGAAAATGTCACGGCTGCTTTTTCGTTGTACCACCCGCCCGGACTGTTGATATGGATCACCACATTTGGTGTCTTATACTCACAATTCCTGTAATCAGCGGCGCACACTTCACAATCCTTGTCACAGTCATATGCGCTGCACTTTTTCTCACAGGTACACACCGGCTCCGGCACATCATTTCCCGATACGGTTCCGTCCTCCGTATCGCTCTCTGTGCCGCTTTCTGTCTGCTCCTCTGTAGTTTCCCCTGTGCTGCCCTCTGTTTCCTGCTCTGTACTGCTTTCCTCTGTAGTGATTTCCTCCGTACTGCTCTCTGTTTCTTCCTCTGTGCTGCTTTCCCCGCTGTCCTCTGCCCTAACGTCAATGGCGTTGTTCCCGTTCATGGAAAACGCCATTGCAGGCATACAGAATAATACTGCGGATAAAATGAGCGATAACAC